AGATTACTAAGATTGCTAAATGGAAAAAATTTAAATCACCATTACCAATTATTCAACAAGGTAAACCTGTAAATGATTTAATTTTAATTTACAATGGTATGGTTGATATTTTAGTCAATGATAACAAAGTAGCTGAATTAAAAGATGGTCAGTTTGTAGGAGAGATGTCTTTTCTTACAGAGAAACCAGCTACTGCTACTTGTAAAGTCGCACATACTACGGAGTGTTTAGTTTGGCCACAAAAAGATTTTAAAGATTTGTTGAAACGAAATCCCTCTTTATATTTCACAATACAATCACTTTTAAGTGAACAAGTATCTAACAATTTAGTTTCAAGTTCTCAAAAATAATGCTTGACTTAATGGTTATTTATTTGTATATTATATTGGATAATTAAATAGGTTATCGTTCTCAAAGAATTGAATCTCATTTATAAGAGGTTCTTATGGGGCATAGTTCTTTCTTCCTTTCTTCTATGCCCCTAAAATTTAAACAATAATAATAAGAGGTTAACGATGAAAAATAAGAAAATAGATCTTTCCCAATTCGAACTATCAGCAGATGATAAAAGACAAATGAAGTCTATGGACAAACTGTCATCATCTACTCCTAACTATAAAGAAAACAAGAGAGTTAATCTTGATTACTTTAATGAAGGTGAATTAGATGATACTGCTGTTAATGATTACTCCGAATGTGATGGTCATGAAGACTTAAAAACATTAGGTGATATTGGAATGGACGTATATTAAAAACTTAAAATCTTAATACTTAAATATAAGTGATTTGGTTAGGTGGCAGACTATTTATGAATATATGGAACAAAAAGAAACAAATAACGAACAAATCATTAAAGTATTATCTTTCATAATGACTAGATTAGATACTTTGGAGATTGAGCAATCAAGACACAAAGAAATGTTCTATAAAGTTCGTAAGAACTTGACGGATGCTAATGACTTGATTAATCAAATACTTGATGTATTGGAGATAGAAAATCCAGAGTTGTATAGCAAAACTATGGAACAATATCAAAATAGTCATATGAAAGATTTGGTTTCCACATTAGATAAACATATAGAAGAACTTGATAATTTAAGTGATGATGAAGTTCTTGAACTATTAATGCAAATTGTAGGAGATGCTTAATGATAAACTCAGAGATGATTCTCTTCTTAGAGGATTTAAAGGCTTTGTTATTAGAAATAGATACACACCATGAAGAAGACCAAAACGAGATACTTATAGAAGTCATAGATTTAATAGACGATAAAATTATCGAACTAGAGTCATAATTGTTACATTACATAATTACAATCATATTAGGAATTGTTGCGACCTTTTTTGGGGTGGTAATTTTCTATGCATTACGCCGTATAAACTCATACGAAAACATAATACTAAACATAAGCAATACAGTAGAATCAATAAAACTTCAACTTAAAGTAATAGATGATAAAGGTACATTTGAATCCGATGATGAAGTTGGTTTTTTCTTTAAAGAGATAAAACAACTTGGAAAAGACTTAGACAATTTATTTGAAACCGAGGTTGAAGAAAATGAAAAAGAGACGAAAGAAAAGTAAAGTTTATTTTGGTACGCCAGTACATGATGCTATTGTAAGATATAATCATTGTGATAATCCCTTAGAAAAAAACAAAATTTATACTGAGGAGATACATGCAGCATTTCTTAAGTTAGCAGAAAATATAATTAATACTTTCAAGTTTAGTTATTTTACTTATGGATTTAGAGACTTACAAGAAGAGGTTGTTTCTAACCTTGTTCTTAACATGCACAAATTTGATGAAACAAAGGGGAGTAAAGCTTTTAGTTATTTTTCTGTGGTAGCAAAAAATTATCTTATCTTAAATAATAATGCTAACTACAAAAAGATGAAGATACATGACGACATAGATGTTTTATATGATCACGGTCACGATGATGAAGTTATAAATAAAAATCCATCATCTGATGTATTTAAAAAGACTATTGATTATTTTGACCAAAATATAGAAAGACTCTTTCCAAAAGACCAAGACAGAGAAATTGCTGAGTCTATATTATATCTTTGTAGAAACAAAGATAACATAGATAACTTTAATAAGAAAGCAATCTATATAATGATTCGTGAGATGACAGATGTTAAAACATCTAAAATAACTCAGATTACGAATACATTTCGTAAAATATATCCTAAAATCCAAGAAGAAGTGCTTACAAGAGGTCACATAGATAACCTAAGATATACAGGTTCTTTAGTGTAATATTGTAACCATACTATATTTATATGTATGGACAATGATATAAAAATATTCGGTGACAAAAACTTCTCGGATTTATCCCAAGAGATATATGAGAATAACAAGTTAAAGAAAACTCAAATCGACTTGTTAATCCAAGAGGTACATGGTTACATACAAGGTATTGAAGATATTGCAATAGTAGGTCCTATTATCAAGGAACTAATGGATGTGGGTATCAAAAATGATGACAACCTTGTCAAACTAGCCACTCTATATCAAAGAATAATGTCAAAACAAACCATTGATGAAAGTGGTGTTAGTTTATTATCTGATGAAGAGAAAGAACAACTTATGGCTTCCCTCGAAGATGTTGCTGAGGACTTACAAAAGAAGAAAGACGACATTATTGATATGACTGAGATAAGACAAAAGTATGGTGACTCATAATGTCTTTAGGTAGAATTTTTGATGATTTATCAACTAAAACTATAGAATTTAATTTAGGTTTTGTTAATAAGGTTTTTTTAAGTCAAACCGATAAACAAGACGAAGAAACACAATCGTCTCAGATGGTTGAGTTGAAACCTTTTAACACAACACTACCTACTATTCACCGAAAAGTAAAAGCTAGACCTTTATTTAGAGGCATAAGTGATTCGATAACGAGGGGTGATATCGTGTTATTTACCTTGATATCAAAAAAGTTTTATTACATGGGTCCTTTGAATACTTTTAATAATCCTAATTTTTCATTTGCTAATTTTTATAGCAGTAAATTAGAAAGTAGAGGTTTTGATAAAAAAGATGATGTTGATATAAAGTCAGGCTATGGAACTGATTATCCATTTGATAGAGTAAAAAAATTAGGGAAAAGAAGAAATGAAACTATAGATTTGTTAGGAGACAATGAAACGTCTAAACACTCCGATTTAATATTAGAAGGGAGACATGGTAATGGTATTAGAATCGGTTCGAGAAGTGTATTTCCAAATTTAAATATAAGTAATAACAACACAAATACAGAAGAAGGATTAAGCAGAGGTTCAATAGTATCCATGTTGTCAAATGGCTCTTTAGAAGAAAACTTTACTCTTAATAGTGGATTTAGATTATCAGCTGATTTACTATTAGAAAATGATAATCCACTTTTTAAATTAAATTTAGGTAATGATAATACAGAAGAAGTGTTTAATTATGACTATGGTAAATTAGATGAAGAAACTACATTCAATCAAATAATAATAGCTTCTGATAAAATAACATTTGATGCCAGAGATCCACAAGGAGATTTTACTGTATCATCGCAGAGAAATATAAACTTTGGTGCGAAAAAGAATTTCACATTAAACAATCAAGGTAACTCAGTTATTAATTCTGGTAATATTTATTTAGGAGTACCAGCAAAGTCTAAAAAAGAACCGTTGGTATTAGGTGATGAACTGAGAACATTATTATTAGATATTATGACTATATTACAAGATTCACGAGCATTAGTTCAAGGAGTTCCGATTCCACTTGTTGATGATAGCTCTGCACCGATGTTTCAAAGAATACAAAATTTAATTACTGAACTACAACCAAGAACTGAAGGTGATAATGAATTTTCAAATGACGGACCTAAATTTATGAGTCATCATCATTACATAGAAATAAACAATAGGGAACAAAATAATGAAGGTTAATATATTTAAGAAGTTAATAAGAGAAGTAGTAAGAGAAGAGTTAGATTATAAATTTTCTGCACTTGAAAAAAAGTTAGATGAAGTGTTAGTTAGCTCTAATTCTAATAGTATAGTAGAAGATAGAACATCACAACTTACCGCATCTCAAACTAAAAAAACAAATACTCAGTCACGAGTTCCGACTCCAACATTACCATCAACCAATACTGCATTAACAAAAGATGCAATATTAAATGATATTCTTGCTGAAACAGCAGCAAATGATGATTGGAAAAAAATAACCGAAGAACCACAAGTTCAATCTGTAACAGAAAATACTCAAGGATTACCTGAACATCTGGCAAATGCTCTTAACAAAGATTATACACAAGTAATGCAAAAAGTAGAAGAAAAGGCAAAGTTTAAGAATGGGGCTTAAAACAGATATATTTGATGCTTTAAAAAAGAATATTGAACCTAGCAATCCTGGCGAAAATTATGAATTTAACGATGGGGGAAAATTAGATACTTTAGCACAAGACTTGACTAATGCTATTGTAAATTTTATTCAGGCTCAAACATTTACTATCACAAAGTTGAATGCTACTCAGCTAAATGTTCCTGTAATAACTCCGGTAGGACCAGGAACGGCAGCTAAGGTAACAGTAAAGGTAGATGAAAATAGTCAAGCTGTTGATAACCCATTAAGTGGAGCAGAGTCTATAACAAGTGAAGTTAAATTAAAAAGAGTCATAGGGGTTTAAGATGCCAATACTAGACAGAAGAAAAGATAGATTTGTAGAAGACCAAGATACAAGAGTGTCTGTAGGAATTGACTTTCCTTTTGGTAGAGTTCCAAATGGCGATGGATATTTTAAAACTACAAAGACAACCATAGATGCTATAAAAAACAATATCAAACTTCTTTTACAAACTAATCAAGGTGAAAGATTATTTCAACCAAACTTAGGGATGAATTTAAGAAACCTTTTGTTTGAACCCATGACTGAAGAATTAACAATACAAATAGAAAATAATATTGTAGATGTGTTTGAAAGATGGCTGCCTTTTGTCGAGTTAAGAAATATAAATGTAGAAAGAAGAAACGAAGCAAATCAAACAAAAATTAATATAGAATTTAATATAAGAAGAGCACCTAATAGTTTAGAAAGTGTCATAGTTGCATTTAATGGAGCTGGTGGTGGGAGTTCTACTAGTGTTGGAGGTGGTGCTTCTAGCGGTGGAGTTTCTACAGGCGGCGCTAGTGGTGGTGGTGGTTATTAACACATAGGAGATACTAAATGGCATATACAGAAAAACAAAAATTAGTACCAACAAATGTGAACTACACGAGTAAAGACTTTAGTTCAATAAAAACAGATCTGATTGAATACACTAAATCTTACTTTCCTGACACATATAAAGATTTTAATGAAACATCACCTGGTATGATGTTAATAGAGTTATCTAGTTATGTAGGTGATGTTCTATCTTATTATATTGATTATAATTATAAAGAAAATCTATTAGCTACTGCAACAGAAAAAAGAAATATTCGTAGATTAGCAGAATTTCTTGGATATAAAACACCAAATAAAACGCCATCAGTTGTTAAATTAAAAGTAGAAACAACAATAAATGCCGATGGTACATCTGGCGAACCTTTATTTGGTGAAGCACCATCCTCAATAGATAGTGGATTACAAATTGCCTCAAATGTAAACTCACAGATTCTTTTTGAAACAACAGATGAAATAGATTTTACAGCAAGTGGTTCTAGTGATCCAAAAGTAAGCGCTCCAATACTTGATGGTAATGGGGAAGCTAGTTCTTATACATTAACAAGATTTGTAAGAGCCGTATCTGGTGAAACTAAAACAAAAACATTCAATATAACAAGTCCAACAAAATTTTTAGAGTTAGACCTTGGAGTAGATAATTTAATAGAAATAATTAAATGTGAGGATGCATCCGGCCAAAGGTGGTACGAAGTTGATTACTTAGTACAAGAAAAAATTCTTAAAGAAACTCATTATAGTGATTCAAGTGAATCCACAACATCCGGTGTAAGAACTTCAGCTTATGATCAAGGTTCATCAACTGACACTATTTCATCTATACCAATACCTTATGTTGCTGAATATATTAAAACAAATAAAAAATTTATATCAAAATTTGATGAGGATACGCAAACACATAAAGTCCAATTTGGAAATGGATTATTTAGATTTAGTAACTCAGGTTCAAATATTAATCCTGTTGAACAAGCAGGAATAACTATAAATGGTGCAAATTTATCAGATATAGGTAGCTTTGGAAATACCACAGTTGGTAATAATTTAAACTTAGGAGAAGCTCCATCAAATACCACATTGACTTTTACATTTAGAGTTGGTGGTGGTGCAGAATCTAATGTTCAAGTTGGAGAACTTACTACTGTAAATAATGCACCTGATGGTGTTGTAATAAATGTGACTAATGATGAACCAAGTGTCGGTGGGACAGATGGTCAGACTGTCGATGAAATAAGAGAAAACGCTTCTGGTTTTTTTGCCTCCCAACTTCGATGTGTTACTAAGGAGGATTATCAAACAAGAATACTTTCTCTTCCACAAAAGTTTGGTAGCATAGCTAAATGTTTTGTTGAAAGATTAGATGGTGGCACTCTTTTAGTTTCCACTTTATCTTATAATCAAGACAGACAATTGGTTCAGACACCACAACTTGTTTTACAAAACATCGCCACTTACTTAAATCAGTTTAGAATGATTAATGATCAGGTAGATTTTGGATTTACGTTGAACGATATTTTATATTCGGGATATGTTGTTAATTTTGGTGTAAGATTTATAGTTAACGGTGATAGAAGATTCAACTTGACTGAAGTAAAATTAAATGTAATAGAAACAATCAAAAATTTCTTCATGATAGAAAAGATGCAATTTAGACAATCGATAAATATAAATGATTTACAATATAATATTTTAGGTTTGGATGGTGTAATTGGTATTAAAGAGCTCAAATTATTTCAAGATGGAACTGATGAGTACGCTGTTGGTAGAAAATTATATAGTCTACAAGGAAATGGGGATTCTGTAACTGGTGGAGAAACAAACTATGGTTTTCAGTATAATCTTGAAAATTCTCTTTTGAACGGAATCTATAGACCATCAATCACACCATCGGTGTTCGAGTTGAAAAATCCTAATCAAGACATATATGGAAAGGTAATATAATGCATAGATATTTTTTTACAACAAAAGATACATTTATTAATAGCGGCTCAGATGAGCTGACAGGTCAAGATTTTCAAGACAAAAATGTTGGACAAGATGAAGTTCTTGAACTTAAAAAAGTTTTTTTTGATAGAGCATTTCATCATCCAACTCGTGTTTTAGTTGAATTTAATGCGACAGAAATAGAAAACTACATTAGCTCCTCTGTCCTACCTCATGATTACAAAATTAATTTGAGATTATATGAAACAGAGGGCACTAGTGGTTTAAGCGAAGAGTATGACATAGCAGCTTACCCATTAAGTGAATCATGGGATGAGGGAATTGGAAAAGAGTTGGATATACCAAAAACAACAGAGGGTTGTAGTTGGTTGTATAGAAAAAATAAAGAAGGTGCTTCTGAAATAGAGTGGGTTGAGCCTGGTGGAACTTTTATTGCCGAAGACGAAGTAACTCAATCTTTCTCTTCGGAATCACCTGATATAAATATGGATATAACCACTTTGGCAAAAAAATGGTTCAATGATACAAATAGTAACCACGGTTTATTGTTGAGGTTTTCGGGCAGTAGAGAAACATCAAGTGGTAGTTTTGAAGACCTTAAATTTTTCTCAAGACAAACCAATACAATCTATTCTCCTAAGATAGAATTAAAATGGGATGACCATTTACCAGCAACTGGCTCTAATACAGGTAGTTTAACTGAATTAGATGTAAGCGGTAATAGTGAAAATTTTTTATATCCATTACATGTCAGAGAAGCATATAAAGAAAATGAAACAGTTAAGTTTAGATTTGGTGCTCGCAAAAGATACATACAGAAAAGTTTTACAACATCAGTTCAAACTGTGAGTGGTAGTTTCATACCACATGGTTCGGGTTCTTATTCAATTATAGATATGGCAACAAACGAATCGGTTGTTCCGTTTAGTGCTTTCACAACAATGAGTTGCGATTCCACTTCTAATTATTTTAAACAAGACCTAGATGCATTTGAACCTAATCGTGCATATAAAATTCTGATTAAAGTCAATCACGATGATGGACAGGAAATAATTTACGATAACGATTTTGAATTTATATTAAGGACTTAATTATGGGTTATGGAACAAGCTCAGAAGAGTCATTAGGATCAAACCCAATCGTAGAGGTTAATTTGGTTGCTACCGAAGAAGATAATTTTTATTTTCTCACTAGTCCTAATGAACGTTATGTAGGTTTATATCATCGTCATGAAGATGGAACACTAATGATTCGTGGTGGTGTTTTAGGTGTTGTTCACGAATTATTACCTGATGAGATAATAGTTAAGAAAATATCTTATGTAGATATACAAGATACGCGTGAAAAAGTAAGCGATATTTTTTACAAAATATGGTTCGAATCAAACACTATTTCAGATAATGAACTTTTATCTTTACAAACAACTATTCGTGACGGTAAAAAACAATCCGGCCGAACTGAAGATGAACCACTTGTATTCTATAAAAAAGATAGAAATACCTTAGAAAATAGAAAAGACATTGAAGGTGATACGTTTGAACAAGTGTGTCAATATATTTTCACTCAAGAAATAATTGACTTAGAAAATTACTTTCAAATTATTCTTATAGAATTACCAGCAGAAAATAATCAAGATGTCGTTCAATATGTGATGAGATTTAATCATGATGGTGTCGTGTTTGATATTAATGTAGCTAAAAAAGTCGGTAATAAATTTTCAGATATACTGAATTTAAGCCAATTGACAAAACCAAAATTTGGAAATAAAATAAATGTAGATATAGCTAATGAAATATTAGATACGAATATATTTGAGTTACTTCCAAATCAAACAACTCGTCAAGATGAAATAAATAATTTTTTCACAGAATTTGATAATTTGATTGGTCCAACACCAGTCTTTCAAGATGTAGATGATGATGGTGTCGGTGAAGACATACAAAATAAAGAACAAGACGAACAATCTCGTATCAGTTTTGAAAATCAACCAAACGCATTTATTACAAGGTTAGATGAACAAGCAGAAGGTAGTAGTATTAATCAAGGTAAGACTCTTGAGTCAATGAGAAACAGACTTAATACTTATCTTGGTGATGTTGATAATGTTATTCAAACATTAGAAGATGATAGACCTGAATATGAAAATGTTTCAAGTGGTTTTTTAAAAATAAGAAAACCAAATCAAGCAATAATAATAAGAGCACCTGGTAATGACTTATTAGAATTTCAAAAAATAAATTCTAATGGAATTCCAAGTTATTTAGATGATGGTTTTACAATAACAATGTGGGTAAGATTCGTTAGTAAAACATCAGAGGGAACTCTTTTTAATTTCGGCAATCCTTTACAAGATAATGGAGAAGGATTTAGGTTAGAAACAAAAACTAATATTGATAATGCGGGTAATTATAAAAGATGGATTAGACTAGCAGTCAGAGAGAGTGATAAGACTCTACGAGACAATCATTGGGGGGTAGAAAATAGAGCAAGACTAATTGATGGAAGTAGCCCTATTAATTTTTACGGTAATTCTGTGATACATCAACTTTATCCTAACATACCAACTGAAGATTTAAATGAATGGTATTTTATTTGTGCGACTTACAACCCAAACGTTTCGGAGGTTGGTAGTAATCAGAGATTCAACAAACAGTATTGGTTGAATCATGTTAATCAAAATAATGAGATTGTCGCTTTTAGTGGTCTTGGAGCTAAATGTAAAGTAGAGATAATAAGTCGTTCTGATTTACTTAGAGCGCGTGGGTTTAAGGTCGATGATTTGACTATTGCTGCTGTTGAAGATACAAGTCCTGTTACTATACAAAATAATCCACCAACTGTAAATTTTTCATTTGAAATAGTCACATCTGACGAACAAGAGGAAATATTAGAGGGTAATCCGATTGTGCAAGTAAATTTACAGGCACTGCCAGGTGAATTTGTATTTGAACAGACCGGTGAGGAATATGTAGGTCCATATCACTTACATCAGAACGGTGATAGGATGATTAGGGCTGGCACTCTAGGAGTTGTTCATGAATTATTACCCGAAGAGATTATAGTGCCTGTCCAACAACAAACACCAGAGGAAGAGGAACAAATTGTAGAAAGACAAATTGAACAACAAGAAGAAGAAGTTGCAACTCAACCTACAATTACAATTAGAAGTGGTGGAGGTTATTAGTGGCAAAATTTACCACAATAGAAAATTTAATAAACCAAGCATATCAATCTATTGCTGGTGAACCACCAACCAACAATCAAGTTGAGTTAGGAACAAAGACTCTTGATGACAGAGATTTTTGGGAAAATATAAATTTCAATGAAGATACCTTTCAACCCTACTTAACTGGTAAATTAGAGACATTAGAAACTGAAGTTAGGGATGGGATAGTTTATCGTAGAAACATTGGACTGTTTTCAACCTATCAATACTCTGTCGATGCTTTACCATTTGTTACAGATCCAAATAACGATGATGAAATAATAAGATTGGATGAATACTACGATAAAAAAAATAATTCAACTGAATATTATTTAGCAACAGAAGGTAAGATTAATTATTATCTGTATGCTAGGGAAAGTGGAAGACCAACACCAGATGGTCATATAGATAATTACATAGGAAGAAATGCTATAAACAGATTTGATAGTTTTGCGAATAGAGAAGGCGAAACAGGTTTTTATCTATTTAAATTAAATTGGGGTGATGGGACTTCCATTGAATTTACTGATAGTCCAAAATTACTCGAAGAATCTGTATTGTTGGAACACTTTTATGAGAAGCCAGGTTTCTATACTATTTCTGGTGTAGTATATGCTTTATTCAAACCTAACGATGGAACAGATAGAGAAGACATAGGTGGGTATGAAAGGTTTGAAACAAACATATTATTGAACCCATCAAAGGACTATGAATTTAATTTATATGACTATGATAATTTTGCTACTATAGGTGGTATTAGTTTAGATTCTACTTTAATTAAATCTTCTTTGAATACCATAGGAATTAATCCCATAAACCCACTTGATGACCAAAGAGCATCATCCGAAAACATAGAGGAATTAAATCTACTTGATAAGTTACAATTGTTTAATTTTTTAAACAAAGTGTCGGATTCTTTTTTAGATAAATTTGAAGATTTATTAGAACCTTATTCTCCGATAATTGCTAACTTTGAATTTGAAATAATAGAATAGAGGAATTTAAAATGAGTAAGACAATTCAATTTACAGATACTTCGACCAATGCTAATACTTACTTTTGGGACTTCGGAGATGGTAATACCTCAACTGAAAGAAATCCAATACACACCTATCAAGACGATGGAGAGTATGTAGTTACTCATACAGTAACTAATGATTTTGGTGAGGCGTCAACACAACAAACTTTAAATTTAATTGGTGAACAAGTTGTAGAACAACCACTATCAGATACTGAACCAAATCCAATCAATCCACCGTCTGGATATAATCCATTACAAGGTGAGTTTTTAACTGGCACCATAAGTCCTCAAGGCCAATGGATATGGAATGGTCAAGCTTGGAATGTTTTGGAACCTGAACCAAGTTCTCCACCCATAGGATATAATCCATTACAAGGACAGTTTCAAATTGGTGTTTTGAGTTCAAATGAACAATGGGTATGGGATGGTTATCAATGGAATTTGAATGTTGGTGTTGAGGAACAAGAACCTTCACAAGAAGAGACAGTTGAAGAGGATCCCGTTGAATATCGTTTAACATTGAATGGAGAAAGTGAAGGTGACCTCGACCTTATATTTTTGATGTTCGAATCTCCCTTCGTCTCTGGCAGATCTTTTGAATCGTTTTTAGAGGGAACTGAAATCGATTTTGTTATATATACTCCAACTGGAACCAACATTTACAATTCAAATACAGGTAATAATGAATACATAGAATATGACCATTTTCCTTCTGATGTTCAGTTTAGACCTTTCATAATAACACCTGAAGATTTAAATACTCAAGATTTAAATTTAACGTTAATCGAAGATAATATTCAATCTTTAACAAGGGCTGATGGGACTTACGAAGAGGGAACTAGAAGCACCAGATATAGACTTACAATGCCTAATCAAGATGTTTCAATAAACACAATAGCTTTTCTTCCATAGGAATAATATTCATGTCCACGACATTCATTAATAAAAAAACAACAAACACAATCAAAGATACTGGTCTTAACAATTTTGATTTGGCAACAACTAGAATTTACAAAGGTGTCAAACCAATGTGGAGACATCTTGGCTTTCAAAGTGATGATAGTGATAAACCAAATGAAGTTATTTATTGGAATAATATCATACCAAGTGAATTTGATTTTTTAAATAAAAGTGGAATTCAAATTCAAGATGGTGATGAGCCTATGAAAGGTTCAAAAATACCAAGAACACCATACAAAGAAATAATCATCGATGAAGATGATGAGCAGGTGTGGGACGATAATTATCTTTATCCTATATTACCAAAGATAAATAAGTTTGGTAAGTTTGTTGAAGATGTAAATGTTGAAGGTTCATATGGTAGAGATGGTGCACCAATAACAAATGAAAACGATGTTGATAGTAATTTAATATTAGACGTTGATTTCGGAGTAAACAACACAGACAATTTGATTGACAAAACAGACTTTAGTAAACTTGATTATAATCAAGATTTTGAACTTTCACTTGATGATAATTTAAGATTAAAAACAGATACTTTTATTATACCAGATAGCATAGAAAAAGATAATTCAGAACAGGCATTCTAATGGAATACGAAAGAAAAATTAATTATCCATCGTGGAAAAAACCTGGCACATATCCCACTACAACTAGAAAAGAGCTTGGTTTAAATAATGATGACTTAGAAAAGTTTTCATTGGGTAATTGGAATTCAATTATCTCTTCAAAAAGAATATTTTCAACTGGTGATTTTACTAGTTATCCGATTGAAAAAGGTAGGCCTGTTTCTATTCGTCTTGCGAGCAGTTTATTAATAGCAAATGGTTTCAACATCGCCAGATATAATAAGGATGAAAACGGCAATATTATTCGTGATAGCATTGTTTTACTTGACGATGTTGATATAAATAATCTAAATGATATAGATAATATACCTCCGTTTGATCCCGATGATTTAAATACTGAAGGTAATCCAGTGTTGGGGGGTATTAATATCACCGGTGTGCTTACCTTGCCGGCAGCATTGCAAAGAAGACACTTTGAAGTTTGGGGATATTATTTTACTGGTGCAAATTTAGAGGATGGTGTTTGGGAAGATGATAGACAACTAAGAGAAGAAAGAAGATTACGATTTGAAACAACTACAGCATTTATCAAACCAAGAGAGCCTGAAGAAATTGAGGCAGAAAATCCTGAAGGTATTGATTTCATACCACTTTTATTTGAATTCGAAACAGGTGACGATGTAGGTGTAACTTTTGAAAGAGAACTTACATTTGTAGAGTTTAATAATCCAGCTTTTTCAAATAATCGAACACACGAACTATTTTGGCCAAAAGCATTGTTTGTTAAAAGTCCAACTGAGGCAATTAGGGCAGGATCAAACCTATTAAACCGAAGACTCACACCTATTGTGAGTGTTCCACAAATAAGCGACTCTGGTTTTTGGGAAGCTAACATCGTAGACTATACATTTTTTACACGCGAAGGAGGTGATAGACAGTATACACCATTTTTAAAAAATCTTGGAGCACCACTTTTTGCTTATAATTTTTTTCTTGATGATGAACAATTTATTAATAATTTAATTCCGCCAAGTGAGTTGTTTTTAGTAACCACGAAAACTGAGAATGGTAATGAACCTTTATATTATGATAGAGATGAAAATTTACAAAAGTATAATGATACTTCCTATCCTTTAAGGGTTACACTTAACATAGAGCTGTTTGACCATCCTAATTTTATAAATGAAATTGTAGAATCAGAGATTCCGATAGACAGACTTTTTTACTCATCAATACAAACCGACATAGATGACATACTTGATGAATTTTCATTAATTGATGATATTAATAAATCGTACTTTACTTATCAGATAATACAATGGGGAGATGAAAAAACTTTATTGACTGATGAGCAAATTAAAAATACATATTTTTTTAGCATGTATGACTTAGAGGAATATCCAGGCAGTGACAATTATTTTTTGAAAAAATGGTTAGCATCTCAAGCCAAAGAAACAAAACCAATACAACAAATATCAAATCATGTTTACAATACACCTGGCGTAAAATCCATCAAAGTAATCGTTTACAGATATGATAAGAGTAGAACCTTTTTAGTTCAAACTTATTTAGTGACAAAAAATATAGTTATTAACGATGGTGCTTTATTAAGTCAAGACTTCGCAATATTTGGTGGAACTGATTTTAATTTTTTACCTATTGGAGACAATCAAGCAATTATAGGGGGATTTGACACAGACTCAAATTATAACAATTCTGTTTCTAAAATTGTTAAAGATGACAATTTTGTTCAAGAGGATTATTTAGAAAAAGTATCATCGAAAGACTATGTGAAAAAGTTTAATAATGAATTGCTAGGAGAGACACCAGGTCAATTAGACTTAAGTCAAACAAGAGTTTATACAGAGTCAAAGGACATATATGATTTTATAGGTGGTGATAAATTAGAGTGGATTAATAATGGTTCAGGTAGTTTACCATTCAATAGTTTAGCAACCGACATATTTATAAGAGATGAGAAATGTGTGATTGATTTGAATCCGGCAAACTCCGAGTTTTTAACAATACAAAATCAAATGGGAACAAAAGAACAAGGAATTTTAATAGGAGACTATAAAGTCAACCAACCAAAAGATGGTAAGGTTCAAAAACAAGGAGTGATGCAAACTCCACTTTTAGAAACAGATAATGACAAACAAGCATTTTAATGGAAATACTACAACCATATAATAATAATACTTTACAATTAATATCAGATGATACTTCTTATGAATTCACACCTGATATGTTAGAGAATGGTGTAATAAAATTATCGGTGTTCTCGGATGTTGGTGGATTTTTAGACCTAACAATATTAGAGCAAAATATTGACTTTTATGTGAGGGATAATGATCTTTTTATCAAACCCAATGAATTTCTTGATAGAAATGGTTTTTCTGAGGGTAATTATAATTTACAATATGACTTTTTGGATAGATTAAATACAAGTAATTTTATTATTTCTGAGATATCCCCTAGTCGTAATGAAATAAGATTAAGCCTAGTAAGTGGTTCAATAGATAATCAAGATGATATTATTTCGTTTATGCAAAATGGTAAGGATACTTATCAGTTTAATTCAAATTTAGAATTATCACAAGGTCGTTTGATTCCGATTAATGGATTTGCTTTTGATAATGTAACTGATAATAAAAGGACTTTAGTATTAAAATTAAATCAACCACTACCAAATGATATACCGGTTTTGTCTACTAATTTTAATGTATCAAATAAATTTTTATCTTCTCAAACTGAAACAATATTTTTTATTGATAGAGAAGGTCTTGCTGTCAGTGGTTTAGGACTATCTATTGATGAAGGTTATGTGACCGAACAAATATCAATTGATGATTCATATGATACCTACAATACGATTACAGGTTCTTTTGGTTCGAATTTAGTAGAGGAAATTGTTCGTCAACAGAAAGATTTAAACCTAAATATTGACTATGAAAAATTTGGAGGACATGTTTTTTTTGGTTCTGCCAAATCGAAATTACAGAACTTCAAAAATAAAGCTATAAGACTTGAAGGGTTGTTCAACCAAATAAGTGAATCCCTAGAATATTCAAGTAGTTTGAAAGTAGTTGAAAAACGAAAATCTTTATTTAACGAAATAAAAAGTATCGAAGATGAATTTACCCACTTTGAACATTTCATGTATCATGATGGACAAAGTTATTCAACATCTTCTGCACCTGGTATTGGTAGTAATTTAGCCGGTAAAGATTTTTTTACACAGACTGGCTATGAACACACAACCGAAACAATTTTACAATCTCATGAAGGTTTTGATAAAGTTTTCAAAAAAACAAAAGATGGATTCGTACATCTTACAACAAATTTATATAATGCTGAACAGGCACCTTTTTATAATTCAAACGACTTTTTTTACTTATCATTCATATTAAAAGGTGGTGGAACTGATTCTTCATTTCGTTTGAATGCAAGCAGTGGTTCTTTAGCTAACGCTAACTATAATAATAGAGTTGGTATATCTAGTTTAGGTGACTACATATATAATAATGATAGGCAAATACCATTCAGTGCCTGGACAGGTTCAGCTTTATTAAATCCACAGGCGACTGGTTCTCATTATAAAAGATATATTTTTCAGGCAAAACAAAATTATTTTAGGCCATCTGACACAAATACAGTTATAACTCATGAATTTAAATATGATGAAACAAATAATGAAACTTTTTTCAAAATTATTTCAGGCTCAGATGTGATAGCACCTTTTACAAATGTAATGGCAGATAGCACAGGCAAGTTTGAACCTTATTTTTTTCCAAATCAATTAAATAATGAATCTTTACTAAACGATATTGGAAAAACAAATGCAATAATTTTACCACAAGGAGATTTGTTTCCTGTTTTTTCCCAAGAAAGTGGTGATAAGGAAGTATTTTTTACCGATGTCGTTGTGACAAAAAATAATCCATCTAATATACATCCGTTTTCTAAAATTTATAGACCTCCAAGTGGAAGTTATGCCGGTTCATCTGAATGGAATGATTGGTACGATACAATGGAAACCATTGCTGAAGATTATGATACTGATAACATTCATTCTCTAGTAAATAATTTACCAGTATCATTAAGAACTGGCGATGAACACAAAGTTCTTCGTGATTTTGTAAATATGCTAGGAGAACAATTTGACTTATTGAGAAGTTATATTGACAACTATCATAACATTTATAAACTTGGATATAAAAATCCAAATTCAATACCAGATAGTTTGTTACCCATAATAGGAAATTCGATTGGATTTGATTTGTTTAATCCTGTTACTGGCAGTTTAGATGATTATTTACAATCTACTAGTGGAGATGAGGTTGGTGATAAAAAGGCAATTGCTTCTTTATGGACAAAAATCTTAAACAATATTATTTACATTTACAAAACAAAAGGAACACATGAAAGTTTAAATACTTTATTAAATCTTTATGGGTACGACACAAATTCTTTCAACCTGACAGAGTACGGAGGTTCAAACGAGGAACACAATCCAAGTGTTGTTACTAATTTAACAACGAATGATTTGGATAATGGTTTAAGAAACACCACCGGTAATGTATCATTTAGGGAAAAATCAGAACAACTTAAATCATTAAGTCTTTCTTCCGGCTCAAATAATTTAGCATTAGATTGGTGGGCAAACGATGCACAACCTAACGGACTTCAGTTTATATTTAGAACGGTAAATACAAACAATAGCCAAACTCTTGTAAGAGCAAGTGGTTCAGCTGATTTATGGGACTTAAGACTTGTACCCTCTGGCTCATCAACAACTACCGGCAGTTTACAATTTAGATTAAATAATAGTTCAAATGGTGAAAGTGCAATAGCAACAAATGCCATATCAATGTCAACTGCTCAGATAAATGACATAAATAATTTTAAATATTATAATGTAATGTTACAGAGAAATGTTGTAACGTCTTCTCATACAATTACACAATCATACCATATGTTTGTCGGTAGAAAAGACAATGATAAAATTAAAGACATTCAATTTGTCAGCATGTCGTCATTTGATAACGATGCTAATAAAAATTTTATAACGTCATCATTCTACCAAAATTCTGATGGAAATAATTTATTCTTAGGTGAAAGCATAACAGGTTCGATTGCACAAGTTAGAGCTTGGGATGCTTACATTAGTATGTCCAAATTTAAACAACATATTCTTAATTACAATAGTATTGTTGGAGGAACAGCGACAGCAGCAAGAGATAACCTAATTTACCATTATAAATTAAGTGACAACGAGGGTGCTTCTGTCATTAAAGATATTTCTTCACCGAGTAAAATAAAAAACTTTGATAAAATAATATCTTCACAACCAAATTTTGATGAAATAAAAAGCAGCATTTCGACAGTGAAAAATTTTAGCTTTCAAGTCAGAGGTGTTGATGAAATAAAAAGTAGTAAGCAAACTAAAATAGGAAGTAATTTAAAATCTATTGGTGGTCTTAGCGACATCACACCCACTTTACGACAACCAGTAAAAACCGGAACTAATGAGCCTTTAGTTAGAGTCATACCAAAAATAGGAAAAGATTTTTCTTATGTTGACGCTATAGATTCAATCGTGATAGATACATTAGCAGACTTTAAATTGGATGATTATTTAGACGATTATGATAACAACGGTATTTATGATGATTTGTTGACTCTTAGAAAACAACTTATTGGTGAGAGATTAGTATCAATTGATATCCCAACAAACTTATCTTCAGTTGAAAAAAAGGCAGATGGTTCAGGTATATTAGAACAATTAGAAACTGTCATTCCAGCAAAAACAAAATTAGAATATTCTTATACTGTCAAGAATGATACCCTTTTTAGACCAAAAATCAAAAAAGCTTCTCTACAAACCCAACTTAATCCAAATAAGGCAGAGGGTTCGACTAATTTAATAGAACCTGATGTGAGTATTAATTTTAATGAAAATAAATTTGAAAAATCAATTGATGTGCCAGATAATGAACTTTCTGTCAGTGGTTTTGCTAATCAAAATTTGAAAGAAGATACTATAAATATAGTATCAGATGTGGGAGTAAGCTCGACTGCTAATGATAAATTTCATTCAAATTCTTCTATCCAATTAGATATAATAGATTTATCTGATTCATCTAATCAAAGTGTTTTTAATTTAGAGCCAAGTAATTTTACAAATTTATTATTGGGTTCAAAAAATGAATTTTTTAAAAATGCTGGTAAAGATGAAAATCAAACTTTTTTTAAGTCCGGAAATCAAGGTCTAAACAACGACTATAATACATATAAATATGAAAGTAGATTTTTCTTTCGTAGTATAGGTGATACTGAGGAGTTTTTTCCTGTTAGTGGAGCATTCGAAAATAGAACTGGTACAAACGCTAAACAACCTTTTAATCATCATGACAATTTTAGACATTTTGGAAATCGTTATTATGTAGATAGTGGTAGTGGTTTTACATACAGTTCTTTTTTTGGTAGTAGTGATGCTACTGTCGATGGTAGAATGGTTGGAAGAACTTTATTTTTTAGTTCTTCGAACGGCGAGATATTTTATCCAATCAATCATTACTTCAAGGTTGGAACAAGTAAAGATACATTAACAAATTTAATTTATAAAGGAACACAAAACGATGGTTCAAACCCATCTCCATTTGATAAGGAGTTAGATACATTACCATCAACGCCAGCTTACACAATCAATGTAGGTGGTTCAGATACTACTAAGAAGTTAAAAGTAATAAGGTAAAATATTTTTTGGATATATTTATAAATGAGTAATATTATAACTTAAAGGATTACGATTATGGGAATTTTAGATAATGATACAGTAATAGTAGATGCCATTCTAACTAAGTTAGGTCGTCAGAAGTTAGCTAATGGACAACCACTAGGAATCACGCAATATGCATTTGGGGATACAGGTGTTGATTATACTCTTTATAATCCAAACCACCCAAGTGGTTCGGATTCATATGGGAGTGCTATAACTTCTCTTCCAATGTTAGAAGCTGTGCCAGACGATAATGTATTTTTAAGATTTAGATTATATGGTGAAGGTGAAAGGAATGTACAGAACTTTTCTTTTATCACTGTAACTAGCGGTACGTCAGTTAGTATAACAAAAGTTGCCGGAGAAACTGAAAGTAATCCGATTACTATTATCCCAAGAGTTTTTCCAAATGTTCGAGGTGCAGATTTTACTTTTAAGGTTTTAGATATGAGAGGTTTGACAGCAACTGGTTTAACACCAGAGTTATTAAATATAGGTGGTGATTTTAATCTTGCAAATCTCCCCCCATTTGACCATCCAAATCCTGTCATTGCTACTATAAGTGGTGTTTCTACTTTAACACTAAATGCCGTTCCTCAGCAATTTACTTCTCAAAGGTCAATAGGAGTAGAGGTGACTAGAGATGGTGCCGCTCCAGCATTTGTAACTGTAACCGTTAATGCAAATAACACAACAGCGTAGGGTTTAAACCATGATGAAAACATTTAATATAGCAGAAGATACTATAACAACACAAATTACTGTGACAAACGGATTTTTTGATGGTGGTCTTGGAACACTTGCTGGTTCCAACCTTACAACTGCTTCTTTATCTGCTACACAGAAATCTTATTATTACAACTTACAACACAATAGTAAGGACATGTTTAGTATTACTTACGGTCATATTCTTGGAAGCGGAAGTGCTGAAGAATCAACGACTGTAGAGGGAACTACACAAGCTATCTATAAACAATTTTTTAATTTTGTAGAACCAGAGGCAACAAATTTGAGAGATCAAGCAGGTTGGTCAATGATAGATGGAACTGATGGTACTAATAGTGTAACTCAAGAGGGTGTTTATATTTTATCAGCGGAGAGATTACAGATGAAAGATGGTTTAAATCCTGGTACTTGGACAGTTACTCTTTCAGGTTCAACAACTGCAGGTGCTGCCGCCTCTTTGAATTTAACCGATGATTCAAAGACTGTGGATTCGACAGCCGTTCCATTTGGTTCACGATACAATATTGTAGAGGGCTCTGGTGGAACAGTGACCACTCCTCACACAACTAAAACTTATGGATTCTTTTATCCAGATGCTGGTCTAATGGTATTTAGTGCTAATGCTCTTTCATCAAGTTTGCCTGGCAGTGTTGATTTTATAACAAGTGGTAGTGATATCGGAATAGCAGTTGGTAAAACTGGTCTTGCACAAGACTTGACTGTTGCTGCCAGTACAGACAATGCAAATAAATTAAGAGTTGCTGTACAAAAAGGTTCAACGACACTTCGTTCTGAAGAACAACAATTTGTGTTTGACTATTTTTGCAGAGCAAAAGCAAATGAATTTAATCTATCACAAAATTTAACATTTTGGAGTGGTTCAACTTATGAGATAAGACATGATGACATGGTGACAAATCCTCAAACTTTTATAAGTGAAGTTGGATTATATGATAGTCAAAACTCTTTGTTAGCAGTGGGTAGGTTAAGTTCTGCAATCAATAAAAACTTTAGCTCTGAAGCAATCGTTAAAGTTCGTTTGACTTACTAATGTCATGGAATGTTTAAAAAATTTACATCTGAAAATCAGAACACTTATAAGTATAAAGCACATAAGTCATTTACTTTAAGTAAAGCTGATGTTACACGACATCAGTTTTTAAACAATTCAGCAAACGAAGTATCTAAAAGTTATTATGATTTTGCTCGTATTAATTTTTATCTTAGCGGTTCTACTTCTGATAAGTATTCAAATCAATTTAATATTGGAAACAATGGTTCAGGCATAAATACTTTTTTAACAAAGTTTAATGACACAGGTTCAATTGTTTTTGTTCCTCAAAATAAATTTGATGAAGAGATAAAAAGAGGTAGTTTTGTTTTAACAGATACAACCACAGGTGCTAGAATAGTAGATGATAAAAATGGTAATCTTTTTTCTACAAATGCTACATTTTCACAATCGGTGTCGGCACTATCA